CAAGGACTACTTCGGTGATGATTTTAATAAGGATTTCCTAAAGAGTCTTTCTAAAGAAGCAAAAGAAAGAAAAAAGGAATTAGGTCAGGATAAGGCAAAGCCAGATGTGCTTGGATCTTCTCCTAAGATGAAACAAGATAAAGCAGGCATCAAGAGTCCTGTAGGGAGTAACTAATATGAACTTTCAAGAATTATTAGCCAAAATGCAGGAACTTGATACAGCAAAGACTGAAACAACACCTGTAGAGCAAAGCACAGAAGAATGTGGAATGCCAATGGCACCAAGCATGCCATCACCAGAACAAAAAGATAAGGCAAGAATGAACGTCAACATCAGTGCTGAAGGTGATGCAATAGAAGATATTTTAAAATTAATGACAAAAGTTAATCCAGATATGATTAACCAACCTGAAAAACCAGAGATGCCTACTTTAAGCATTATGTCACCAGGTATGGATGCACCAGAAGGTCCTCCAATGCCAAAACCAATTAACAAACTTTTACCAGATTTTGATGGCGACAATGACGACATGCCAGGCGGTGAGATGGATACAGATTATGACGATGATGGAAAACTTGATCGTCACGAAAAAGATCACGCTGGAGAAATAAAATTACACAAAACTGTTGATAGAGACGGTGATGGTGACCATGACATGGATGACCATGACATGGAAAAAGAAAAAGAAGAAGCATGGGACAACGAACCTGATGAAGATGAAAAGGAAGTTGACTATGTTACGAATAAATTTGCAGGCGGTATGAATCGTCCTAAAGGAACACATCCTAAGGTTGCTGGAGCAGACAATCCAATGCAGCGTGTCAAGGAAAGTGACGAACTTCGAGATTCAATCAAGGCAGAATTATTAAAAGCATTAGCAGAAACTAAAGGAGCGAAATAATGGCAGACTTATTAACAACAACTATCGGTGGAGGCAGCTCAGTATTAGTTACAGAAAATAGACAACCAGTATCCAAAAATGGAACAGGTGCAGGATTAACTGGTATTGACTTTTGCGGTAACAAGCCATTAACATTCTTTGTTGTGGATTTTAAACAAACGGTTGCTGCTGAAGTAGGAGCAAACGAAGCAATCCAAGCAGCAATTGAAATTATTCAAAAGTATGCAACCATCGTTATACGAGGTGATTTATTTGATTCAAATACGCAGATGGCATTTGCAATTGAAACGGCTAACGAAACTGCTGATTGGGACAGCGATGACGCAGCAGTTACAGCCGATCAAACACTTGTAGAACAAATTGAAGATGAAATTCAGGCATTAGGCGCAACATATGGAAATAATAATTTTCCAATGAACGCTGTTACTTGCGAAGTTAAAACATCATTTAGTAATTTCACACACTCATAATAGACGTTTTCATATCTATCCAATAGGGCCGCAAGGCCCTATTTTTTTGATTAAATAGTAGTATGGCAAAGAGTTTAGACGGCGTCCAAATTAAAAAGGCGCATAGTAAACAAAAATACACACTTGAAGAAGTCAAGCACCTTGAGGCTTGTATGGATCCTGTTGACGGTCCTCTCTACTTCGCCAAGAACTTCATAATGATCCAGCATCCTACCAAGGGTAGCATGCGGTTCGAACCATATGGCTATCAGGAAGAATTACTAAGAGCCTATCACGATCATAGATACACAATTGCCATGCTACCAAGGCAGATGGGCAAGACTACCTGTGCAGCAGCATACCTCTTATGGTATTGCATGTTCACTCCAGAAGCACAGGTATTGATTGCAGCACACAAATACACGGGTGCGCAGGACATCATGAACAGATATAGATTCGGTTATGAGAACTTGCCTGACTTTATTCGTGCTGGTATCTATACATATAACAGGAACACGATCGAATTTGACAATGGTTCGAGAATACAGGCAACTACTACAACGGAAGACACTGGTCGAGGTAAATCACTTTCATTAATTTATTGTGATGAGTTTGCATTCGTGCAACCACCCGAGAAGGCTCGAGAGTTTTGGACTGCACTTTCACCCACACTATCAACGGGCGGTAAGGCAATCGTTACAAGCACACCTAACTCGGACGAGGATCAGTTTGCAATGATCTGGACAGAGGCAAACAAAAAATTTGATGAGTATGGCAATGATAACGTAGTTGGTACTAATGGATTCTATCCTTTCTTCGCACACTGGGATCAACATCCAGACAGAGATGAAGCATGGGCCAATGAAGAGCGTGCTAAGATCGGCGAAGAAAGATTCCGCCGTGAGTTTGATTGTGAATTCTTAATCTTTGACGAGACACTGATCAACAGTGTTAAACTTGCAGAATTGGAAGGCAAGGAACCTATCGAGAACATGGGGCAAACACGCTGGTACAAAGAGGTTAATCCTCAATGCACATATCTTGTTAGTCTTGATCCAAGTCTTGGAACTGGTGGCGACTATTCTGCAATACAGGTATTTGAAATGCCCTCTATGGAACAGGTAGCAGAGTGGAGACATAATCTAACTCCTGTGCAACAACAGATCAGGCACATGCGAACTATCTTGCAATACATAAATGATCAGATGATAGAAAAGGGAAATCCCACACCCACGATATATTATAGTTGTGAAAATAATACATTGGGCGAAGCAGCACTTGTGGTAATTAAGGACATAGGAGAAGAGAACTTTCCGGGAATGTTTATATCCGAGCCCATTAGAAAAGGTCATGTTCGTAGATTTAGAAAAGGATTTAATACAACACACAAAACTAAAATTACAGCCTGTAGCGGTTTAAAAAGAATGATCGAGCAGAATAAGATGGTTATAAACAGCAAACCCTTAATATCAGAGCTAAAAACCTTTGTAGCAAACGGTGTTGGGTATGGAGCAAAAACAGGGGAACACGACGATCTTGTCAGTGCGTGCCTGCTCATAGTGCGTATGGCCAATCAATTGGCTGATTGGGATCCAAAAATATATGAAAGATTAACCGAAAGATTGCAGGAAGACCAGTTCCCAATGCCTATATTCATATCAAGGGGTTTTTGATAAATACTTTACTATGGATGCAACCGATAATATAGCAACGGATCTTTTTTACAAAGTTAGAAGCAGATTCACCGGATTAAAATTGGGTAATGGTTCAGGAGAGATCACGATCAATCCAGAAGATGCCCGTTTCTTTGATTTTGACTATGTCGAAGAGGATAAAACCATAGGACACATGAGTATCAGCCTTGCTGAACCAAATTCCATGAAAGTTTACTTTTCAAATGGAATCACAGAAGGTATGAATGATACACAAAAGGATAATTGGTACAAGTTTTTAAGAGAACTGCGAGGATTTGCAAAGCGCAGATTACTCGCGTTTGACACAAGAGACATTGCAAAGGATAATCTTGATACAAGAGATTATGCCTTTTTAAGTCAATATGCTGTGCCTAAACAAACAAATGATACAATTACAAAACCTGTCGGAGAGAATGTAATGAATGAAAGTAATTTGTATGGAACCAAGACACAGAGTTTCCAGAAATTATTAGATACAAGATTAATAATTAAGCACAGCAAGACACTTGCTGATGACCATGAGCAAAGACCAGGAGACAGAGCAAGAAATATTTCTGCACTGTTTGTTGAAAATCAGGAAGGAGAAAGATTTAAGTATCCTTTCATTCACCTTGCAGGTGCCAGAGCAATGCAAAGACACGTTGCTAACGGTGGATTACCATATGATGAAATTGGAAAAAGCATCATTGGCATGAGTGAAGAAATTGCACAGTTAAAAAGTTTTACAAATTACTGTGTTCGCAACGACTTAATGAACTCCGACACAAATAGTCTTGTTGAACGCAGCCAAGAACAATTACAAAATCTTAGAGACAGCATTGCAAAATTATCAAAACAAACTCACTATGAGGCATATAAAGAAACATTCCAAACACCAGAGGCAATGGAAGTTCCAGACGATGTGATGGAACAACTTAAAGAAAAATTTACGGTTAAATCATTCAAGGAAGATTTAACTTCAGTATTCCCAGTTCTTTATAAATTAATGAAAGAAGAAGAAACAGTAGGCTATGACGACATAGTCGAAATGACAGGGAACAAAGTAAACGAAGGCGGAAATGCTTGGGATATGGCAGTTACCGATGCTGAAGGCGAAGTATTAGATTCTGGTTCGGATGAGGAAGCAATTCAAAGATTAGAAAAATTAAAATATGGTGATGATGCTGAGCCTGATGAACTTTTTGCCAACAAGGTCATAGATGATATGATTGAAAAGGTAAAAGAAATGGGCTTGGACAAAGTTCAACACGAATTAGACATGAGAGAAAGTTCCGATGATTATTTTAAAAAGTTTGAAGATTGGGCAACAGGGTTAGGCGAGGATTCACCGATTCAAAGCAGTGATGACGAAGAAAGATCCCAAGCAATTCGTGAATTACAAGAACTTGTTGGAAATGAGTTTCCTGCAGGAACTGACGGTGTGAATGCCATAGAAAGTTTAAAAGGCATTATTGAAGATCCAAGATTAGAAAAAGACATTAAAGATTATGCAAAGGAAGATTCTAATTCAGACGTAAGACCTTTGGTAAAAGCATGGATTGAAGAAAATGCTCCAGAATCGATAGACGAATTAGATTTTGGCGACATGTCCAATGAACCTGCTGTTGGAGCAGATGACATTGAGCCACAACAGGAAGCATCAGGCTACGAAGGACAATCTGAACCACAGAAACATCATATAAGAGTTTCAGGTGACTTTGATCCTGAAAAAGGCATCAGCGAAAAAGACGCAAAAGAAATTCAAGACTCTCTTGAATCACAGGGGATAAATGCATCAGTCGAACCAAGCGAAATGGACTATGCAAGTGTAATCATTCATACAATGAAATCAAAGGAGACCATAATGGACGCACTTGAAAAATCAGGTTATGATCTTGACGAATCTGCGATGTCCGAGGAACAAATTAACGAGTTCTGGGGAGCAATAGGAAGAGCAGCATTCTCAGGATTATCTAAATTAGGAAATGTATTAAAAGGCGGAGCAGGGAAACTTAAAGAACCAGCAAAAGATGCTCTTAAGAAAATTCCAGATATTGCTAAAGGTGGAACATCAATTGCAGGCAAGGGAGTTAACATTGCAGGCAAGGGAATTGCAGGAGTTGGTAACGTGGTTGCTAAGAATCCTGGAACGGCACTTGCAGTTGGCGGCGGCGCATACATGGCAAACAAAGTAGGCGATGCTGTTGATTACGTTAAGGGAGCAGGCGATAAAGTTTGGAATTCAGTTGATCAAGCCAAAAATGAAATAACAGACATGGTAGGAGATGCTGTGGATGGTTTCAGTCTAAGTAATATTGCGGATTTGGCTGTTAAGTATGCACTACCAGCAGGAATGGTAATTGCTGCACTATATGGTGGTAAGAAAATACTTGACTGGGTTTTTGATGATTATCAAAATGACGAAACTCCGGTTGAAGGAAATGAGTTTGCTAAAAAAGTTCAGGACCTAAAATCACAGGGCGCAAAGAAAGGAACTAAGTTTAAGACATCAGATGGCGAAGAACACACGCTTGAGGATGTTGCTAAATTTATTCATTCATTCTATGATAGAAATACAGGCACTTTCCCTAAGGGACCAGAAGGCGTATGCACAATGGTTGATAAAAAGTTCGGAGAACAGGCTGGAACAATTGCACGCAAAATGGTAGAGCGCATGGCTCCTGCACAGGAACGTGGTGCTGAAGAAATTGAAGAACTGTCAAGAATTAAACAACTTGCAGGAATGTAGTTGGATAAAGAGGAAGTTTAGATCACCTAAACTTCCTCCCAGCGAACAACCCACTCCGGGACACCAAACACCCAAAAGATAGTAATTAGAAAATTTTAATGATTTTCTTTATTGATTTTTTTCTCTTTTAGTCTATAATAAAGTATAAGTAAGAGTGTAAGATTCATTCTTACTCGTAATACTCAAGTTGGACCTTTGCATTTGCATCTCCAACGATCTGTCTTACATTATATTAACTTTACTTTAAGGAGAAATATTATGTGGACAAAACCATCAGCAACAGAAATGAGATTTGGTTTCGAAGTTACAATGTACGTTTGCAACAAGTAAGTTCGACTCAATCCATTTCAATGGACTGGCTAACACATGGGTTTAGATGTACATGTCCTATATGTTCAGCCAAATAAGAAGTGATGCCTCTACTTACAAAGTAGGGGCATTTTTAATAAACGTTCTCAAAAGGAATTATATGAAAAATAAATTAGTAACAGTTGTTTCAGTAATAGTTATAGTAGCAATGTCTGGATTGGTGTATTCTGCTAAGAAAGATGGTAGACAGTATGAATTAGAAAGAGCAGTTCGTTTACAGACTCTAACAAACATGGCGTTGAACAATAAGAATTATGAACTTGCCTGCAAAGCACAGCATGAAGTAACTGATTCAATTATTCGTGCTGGTGTCGTAGACGTTATCGAACAGGCCGACGTAGTTGAAAGTGAAATTTGTTCACTTGCTTGGACAACAACCATGTCGGCAATGAACTAATGGCAAACTACTTTCAAACAGGGTTTACCTTATTGCAGGAGTTGGCAAAGATGAAAAAAGAACATATCGTAAAAGAAACACCCAATCCATTTGAAGGACAACAGACTCTTGATCAAAACGGAGAGTTGGTTGTATTTTTTAGAGGTAAATGGGTGTCAAAAGATGAATATGATCGAGGAATTTATATACGATTAGCAGATCAAGGCGACTGCGTATAAAAATTCACTTTTAAAATTCTCTTTTTACATCATGCATATATATTAGTGATGCTTGTAATACTATTTGGATTAAAAAAATTCAAAAAATGTATTGACAAGATAAATAACATTGCATATAATAGTAAGTATGCATTAGGCATAAATGACATTTTTTATTAGGCAAACAAAGGAGGCTACAAAATGGCATCATTAGCAGAAATCCGCGCAAAACTTCAAGAAGCGCAAAACAGAACATCAGGCACAAGCACTGGTGGCGGTGATAACGCAATTTACCCACATTGGAATATGACTGAAGGCAAGGAAGCCGTGGTAAGATTCTTACCAGACGGTAACACTGACAACACATTCTTTTGGGTAGAACGTGCTATGATCAAATTACCTTTCGCAGGTATCAAAGGAGAATCAGACAATCGTAACGTAATTGTACAAGTTCCATGTGTGGAAATGTATAATGACGGAACAGCATGTCCAATTCTTTCAGAAGTTCGTCCATGGTTTAAGGACAAATCACTTGAGGACATGGGTCGTAAGTATTGGAAAAAACGTTCATACATTTTCCAAGGCTTTGTATCAGATGATCCTTTAAATGAGGAATCAAAACCAGAAAATCCAATTAGACGTTTTATCATTGGTCCACAAATTTTCCAAATCATTAAGGGTGCATTAATGGATCCTGAATTGGAAGAACTACCAACTGACTACATGAAAGGTGTTGACTTCCGTATTAAGAAAACATCTAAAGGTGGTTATGCAGACTACTCAACATCACAATGGTCACGTAGAGAACGTGCTCTTACTGATGAGGAGAAAGCGGCAATTGATTCACATGGTTTGTTTAACTTAAACGACTTCTTACCCAAGAAGCCGACTGACGTTGAACTTCAGGTTATGAAAGAAATGTTCGAAGCATCAGTTGATGGTGAAGCATATGATATGGACAAATGGGGTCAATACTTTAAGCCAGCCGGAATGGGCCAGGCTACGGGTGATCCTAATAAGTCTAAAACATCTGCTCCAGCACAACCGGCAGCGGCTCCAGCACAACCGGCAGCAGAACCAACTCCAGCACCAGCGGCTGAAGCGGCTCCTGCAAGCGAAGGCGGAGACAGTGCTAACAGAGCACAGGACATTTTAGCAATGATCCGTAACAGACAACAACAGTAAAGAGTTTGACTGTGAGTTCCGGCAAAAATCTCCACTCGGTAACCAGCGAGATCTCACAGTCTTTTTTACAAAGGAAAGGTAATTATGGCAAAAGCATTTGATATTTCTAAATTTAGAAAAACACTAACCAAGAGCATTGATGGCCTTGGTGTAGGATTTAACGATCCAACTGATTGGGTTTCAACAGGAAACTTAGCACTAAACTATTTGATTAGTGGTGATTTTCATAAAGGTGTACCACTTGGAAAGGTAACTGTATTTGCAGGTGAATCTGGTAGTGGTAAATCTTATTTTTGTTCTGCTAACATTGTGAAGGCAGCACAAGAACAGGGTATCTTTGTGGTATTGATTGATTCGGAAAATGCACTTGACGAAAAATGGTTGCAGGCTCTTAATGTAGATACTTCCGAAGAAAAACTACTTAAACTAAACATGTCAATGATTGACGATGTTGCGAAGACTGTTTCAGAGTTCATGAAAGAGTATCGTGACATGGCAGAAGAAGAACGTCCAAAAGTATTGTTCGTTATTGATTCATTGGGCATGTTGCTTACACCAACAGATGTTGATCAGTTCCAAAAGGGTGATATGAAGGGTGACATGGGTCGTAAGCCTAAGGCACTAACAGCACTCGTGCGTAACACAGTTAACATGATTGGTAGTTACAACGTGGGCATGGTGTGTACTAACCACACATACGCATCACAGGATATGTTTGATCCGGATGATAAGATTTCAGGCGGACAAGGATTTATCTACGCTTCATCTATCGTGGTAGCAATGCGTAAATTAAAACTAAAAGAAGACGAAGATGGTAACAAGGTAACTGATGTGCGTGGTATTCGTGCAGCCTGTAAGGTAATGAAGACACGTTACGCAAAACCGTTTGAATCAGTACAGGTTAAGATTCCATATGAAACAGGAATGGATCCATATAGTGGATTGGTTGATCTTTTTGAAGCAAAAGGTTTACTGAAGAAAGATGGTAATCGACTTAAATACACTGACCTCAACGGAGAAGTGCATTTGGAATACAGAAAGGCATGGGTTGGCGAAAAACTTGATATGATTATTAAGGACATTGCTAACAAGCCTGACATTGCAGAAGAAGTAGAAAACGTAGAGGTAGAAACAGAACCTGTCAATGGAGAATAAAAAAACTATGACAACTGACTTGTTAGCAGATCTATGGAATATAATGAGCGTACATGTTCCGGAAAAAAATAAATCGGATGTTGCGCAAGAATTCATTAACACTTTATTAGATTATGGAGTGGAAGAATCTTTGATCGAAGGACTATTGGGTGTGGATACATATCTTGATAGTGCGATTGAATATTCAATTGATCAAGAAGATCATGAAAATGATATAATTGATGATGAATGGAATTAACATATGGTAAATTGGTACGATAAAGTTTCTAAAGATATTTCAACTATACCAGACGCTATAAAGTATTTTGAGGATCAATTAATTGAAGCCAAGAAAGAAACAAACATAACTGGTAGGATTGAAAGAGCAGCATCGACCATGCCCTCCATAGTTGAAACCCGTTTCAGCCAATTACAGGAAATTGAAGCAATACTGGAGTATCTTAATATTGAATTAAGAAGATTACGTGCTTCACATTTCAGAAAATATGTTGAAAACTATCAAAGACAATTAAGTTCGAGAGATGCTGAAAAATTTGTTGACGGTGAGGCAGATGTTGTTGATTTTGAAAAAATTATCAACGAGTTTGCCCTCATTCGTAACAAATGGCTTGGCATTATCAAGGGACTTGACATCAAGCAATGGCAACTCTCGAACATAGTGAAACTTAGAACAAGCGGCCTCGAAGACGCAAGTCTATAATTTACCTTCTTCCCTTAATTTTTTTCTAATATCGGTAGCACTGATGCTGTGAATTTCTTCACCTAAGTCGTGCTGTGTAAATGTATAACCCACACCTCGACCATATGAGATATCTACTATGTTAGGAACTTTCATAATAATATAATCTTCATTTTCACGGAAGTCCTCTTTCCACAACGCATCGATAATATTATTCTTTACCTGTTCCCATTCAAAAGGATTATCATTTTGTGCTATGGTTCTTCCTGCTCCGGCATCTTCTCCAACGATACCTCCAACATCTCTTACCATGATTACTACCTGACCAGTTTCAGCATATGCCTTTTTAAACAATGCTGTGTGGCCTGGGTGCCACGGTTGCCATCTACCTAACATCTCCGTAGTTGGCTTCTTCCAATCAAACATGTTTACCTCTGTTGTTTTTGCATGTAGTTTTTTACAACTTCTACCAGTTGAATATGAGTATCCTTAAACCATTCGGCTACATGATAATCATACTGCCCTTTTTCTAAAGGCACAAACATTTTATTTGTGTCTTCGAATCTTCCTTCCTTAATGGTATCCATCCATACGACATAATCAGCACCAAACTCGTCACGTGCCTTTGGTGTAGGTGCTACAAAATCTGCCACACAGATTCTTCCTGCCTTAACAATACCATCAGCAAGATATTTCATGCGCTGTGCTTGTCTGATACGACCTTCGGGTGTAAAATCCCAATCATCATATTCAGTTCTAACAGCATCAGCATTGATCCATACAGCATTAATTAGTTTGGCAAATGGTTCTGCGAGCGTTGTCTTTCCGCTTCCAGGTAAACCACATATAAGAATTTTCATATTTTGATCCTTTTCACTTCTGTATTTACCAAATTAACTGCGTACATAAATATAAGCATGAAAACGATTGTATTGGTAACTGGCGGCTTTGATCCGCTACATTCAGGACACATTGCATATTTCAAGGCTGCAAAAATCTTAGGTGATAGGCTTATTGTAGGTTTGAATTCAGACGAGTGGTTAGAGCGCAAGAAGGGAAGAGCATTTATGCCTTGGAATGAGCGCCTTACTATTGTGAATAATTTGGAAATGGTTGATGAAACTTTTACATTTGTCGATGACGATGGTACAGCAAAGAATTTTATACGACAGGTAAGAGCGCACTACCCAGATGCACATTTAGTATTTGCTAATGGAGGAGACAGAACTGCTAACAACATTCCAGAAATGGATGTAGAAGATGATAATCTATCATTTGAATTTGGTATTGGCGGCGAAGATAAAAAGAATTCGAGCAGTTGGATCTTAACCGAATGGAAGGCTCCAAAGACCGAAAGACAATGGGGTTATTATAGAGTGTTACATGAGTATGGTAATAAAGTAAAGGTTAAAGAATTAACTGTTGACCCAGGAAAGACTCTCAGCATGCAGAGACACAAGGACCGTGCTGAACATTGGTTCGTTGCGAAAGGAACAGCCACAGTCTATACCATAGACACACAATCTACAGATTATGAATTGCACGGAACCTACAAGGAACACGAATCATTACACATAGATAACATGCAATGGCACATGCTTGCCAATGAAACTGATCAACCATTACAGGTTGTTGAAATTCAATACGGTGAAAACTGTGTTGAAGAGGATATTCAAAGAAAATGAAAAATTGGATTTTTCTAAGTAAAGAAAAAAAGGATCCTTATGTAAACATGTTTGCACAAGGTTGTGGAACCAGTGTGATTGATTCAAACAAGTTTAAATACAACGACGAAGAAATGGAACCAATAGTCCTAAGAGGAATTCTTAAGAAAAAAATTATTCATAAGTGTTGGGAAAACGGTAGAGATTTTTATTACATTGATACTGGCTATTGGGGTAATGAAAGAACAAAAACTAATCCTAATGGCTGGAAGTATTGGCATAGAATTGTTAAAAATGATCTACAGCACGGCGAAATAAAAGAAAGACCGAGCGATAGATTTGAATTTTTTAATAAAAAATTTAGACCTTGGAAAAAGACAGGTAGAAAAATACTTGTTGCTGCTCCGGACGAAAAACCTTGTAAATTTTATGGTATTAATCTTGATGATTGGATTGCAACAACAGTTGATACAATAAAAAGAAATACTGATAGGCCTGTAGAAATTAGACAAAGAACTAAACAGAGAATTGATAGATTAAACGATAGTTTAGAATCTGCACTTGACAATGATGTATTTGCATTAGTAACTTATAATTCAAATGCTGCCGTTGAATCGATATTCCATGGAATACCAGTTTTTACATTAGCACCAGCAAATGCTGCAAAACCAGTTGGGCTGAGTGACTTAACAAAAATAAACGAGCCTTACTATCCGGACAAGGATAAATTACATGCGTGGGGATGCCATTTATCATATGGACAATTTCACGTTAGTGAATTAAGTTCTGGTAAGGCAAAAAGAATACTGGAGGAACAATGAAAGTATTTGTAGGATATGATCCAAGAGAGGATATTGCTTATCAAGTTTGTAAACACAGCATTGTAAGCAGAAACAAGGATGTGGAAGTACGTCCACTAATACAAAAAGATCTAAGAGAACAAGGATACTATGATAGGCCTATTGATAAATTAGCATCAACAGAATTTACCTTTACAAGATTCCTCGTTCCTGAACTGTCTAACTTTAATGGCTGGGCATTGTTTATGGACTGCGATATGATTTTACAAACGGATATTGCAGAATTATTTGCGCAGGCCGACGACAAGTATGCAGTAATGTGCGTTAAACACGATTATGCACCAAAAGAAGGTGTTAAGATGGACGGAAAGGCACAAACAGTATATCCAAGAAAAAATTGGTCCAGTGTGATGTTATTCAATTGTGGGCATCCAAGTAATCAAAATCTAAACGTGGAATTGATTAATGATCCTGAAATAACAGGAAAGTACCTACACAGGTTTAGTTGGTTAAAAGATGAAGAAATAGGCGAACTAAAACCAGAATGGAATTGGCTGGCGGGTTGGTATAAGGAACCAGATGATGGTAAACCTAAGTTAATACACTATACCGAAGGCGGACCTTGGTTTGAAAATTATAGAACCTGTGAATATCATAAAGAGTGGAAAAAAGAACTCTACGATATGATGGAAGGATAGAATGAAAGATAGATCGCTTGAAGAATCGTTAGTGGTTGGTTCAAAAGGAAAGTTTACTACCGATCCTGAAGAAAAAGATAAACCTTTAGTTGTTAGGGGAGTCATCAAGAAGGATCACGTAAACAGATGTATAGACATTAATAGAGATTTTTACTATATTGATACAGGATATGTTGGAAACTTTCCAAGTCCTGGAAATCCAAGCGGTAAAAAGGTTTGGCATAGAGTTGTAAAAAACGAAAATCAATTGTCCACGATAAGAAATGTTCCATCGGATCGCTGGGATGCATTGGCTAAACAGGATCCTCGACTTACTTGGAAGGGTTGGAAAAACTATAATAAAAAAATATTATTAGTAATGCCTAATCCCAAGGCTTGCAAGTATTATAACTTTGATTATGATACCTGGGTAGCAGAAACAGAACAAAAAATAAAACAGTATAGTGATCTTCCTGTCGAAGTTAGAATTAAGGGAGCAAGAAGCGAAAGAAATAAGGGTTACACAATTTATGATGCATTTGATAGTGGAGTTTATGCTACCGTTGCTTTTAACAGCATAGCGGCTCTTGAATCTGTACTATATGGTATTCCAGCATTTGTTAGCGTTCCCTGTGCGGCAAGTCCTTTAGCATCCACTGACCTTTCTCAGTTATCAAACCCGTACAAGCCAGATCAACAAACCATACTAAAACAATGTTACAATATTGCATACGGACAGTTTACCATACAGGAAATTGAAAGCGGTAAGGCTGTAGAACTAATAGAAAGATACTCATGAAATTATTATTGAACAACAAAGAAATTGCACATTTCTTAAACTCATTATTATCATACAGCGGATATGTTAGACAGTATGAAATACAAACAAGATACATGTCCACGTTTCTTGATCTATGGGTTGGTAAAAGAAACAAGCAAATCGAAAGAGGGAAAGCCGAACCCTTAACCAAGGAAGAAAAGAAACAGTTCAAAGATAAATTACAAAAATCAATTAGACAGGATTTGAAAGAATACATTGATACCGTAACAACTACAATGCAGGATAAGAAGGTAGAAAACTTTCATAAAATACACACCTGCATTGAACAGTTCGTTGAAAAATTTGGTGAAGAGAAAATTTTTGAAGCATATAAGAACAGTAAATTTCGTGAATTTGTAAAGGCAACTGGATTTAACATAGATCCCAATGCTCAGTTAATGAGAAGAAAAAACTTTACAAACTACGAAGAAGATTGTCTAATAAGAAATACAGTTGGTAACGAAGAATTGCTTGTCACCAAGATTGATAAGAAATATCCTTTTTGGTTTATTGATAGTGGATACACAAACTTTCTTGAGCCTAATAAAAAATGGCACAGGCTCGTAAGGAATCATCTACACTACGGAGAGTATTTCCAAGCACCCACAGATAGGCTGGGCATTTTTAACAAATATCCCACTGATTGGAGAAAAGACGGAGATATAATTTATATTATTGAACCTGGACCCTTTGCAGCAAGTATTTTTCATTGCGATTTAAAAACTTGGAAGTATGATGTTGAAAAAGAACTTAGAAAATATACTGACAAGAAAATAAAATTTAGAGAAAAGAAGCCTCTGAGAGAAAGAACAAATCTTTTTGAAGAACTTAAAAATGATGATTATTATTGTGTGATCAGCATTAATTCAAATGCAGCAACAGAAGCCATTTGGGCAGGAGTTCCTGCAATCACTCTTGATAAACACGTAACAAATCCTGTGACCAAGAGCAGTCTTTCTGACATAAATGATTTATACTACGGTCCATTGGGCAATTGGTTAGCATTTCTAAGTTATAATCAATTTACCAAAGAAGAATTAATGAATGGCACAGCACATAAGTTAGTGAGTAAGTATAATGCCTCAGTATAAAGCAGTAGCATATATCAGCGGAATTCCTTCAAGGAATAATAATCCAGAAAAACCTATGATTCTTAATAACTTCATTGAAGGAGTTAACAAGAGTGGAGATATAGGAGTGTTACATCAGGGGTTTAATGTTATTGAAAGTGATGTTGCACTTATACAAGGATTTGTACACGAACACGGTAAGACTGCTCCTCACCTTGTGTTAAGACAAAACGCAGTAAATTTTCAAAAGCAAAGAAATAAAAAATCTCTCATAGTTGACAGTAATTTATTTTTGTATGCAGATCCAGGCAATTCAAAAAGATATTTAAGATACAGTTTTGATGGAGTATTTCCAACAACAGGATTTTATTTTGATAAGGATGTTGATCCAACAAGATGGCAAAAGATAAGTGCTAATCTAAGTTTACAACTTAAACCTTGGAGACAGAGTGGCGAACACATCTTGCTCTGTTTACAAAGGAATGGTGGTTGGTCTATGAAGGGTCTTCACGTAATGCAATGGATGGACAGCATTATAACCGAAATTAGAAAATACAGCCAAAGACACATTATAGTGAGAGCGCATCCTGGAGATAAAAAATCACACACATATCTTCGTATCAATCATCCTAATGTTTCATTAAGCAACAAGCCTAACATTAAACACGATTTAGAAAAAGCATGGGCAACTGTTGTATATAATAGTTCACCAAGTGTAGCAAGTATTATTGAGGGTGTACCTGCATTTATAACTGATCCTCAACCTGAATATAGCCAAAGCAAGGAAGTTGCTAATACGGATTTATCTAAAATAGAAAATCCAGAATTACCTGAAAGACAACAATGGATAGAAAAACTTGCCATGTGCCATTGGAACTTTGATGAACTAAAAAGTGGCGAAGCGTGGCAATTTTTTAGAAAGTATCTTTAACTAAATTGTTGCCAGTAAGGTTCAGTTCTGGGAACTTTTAAATCATCTCTCTTACTCTTTCCAAGTGTTTTTCTACCACCCTTGAGATGATCAAGATATGCTCCCCAATCACTATTAATTAATGGATGTCCTTCTCCCTTAGAAGTATTAGGACTTGCTCTAAGGTCACCTAAGTTTTCAGACCAACTTAGTTGATTTAGATTATTAAATCTCTGTCTAACTATATCAAATACATAACTATCATGCCATTCAGCCATCGAAAATATTCCGCCAGTTCCTTCAGCATCATCGTAAACTCTTTGAAATTCTTTTAAAAATTCTTTTGTATTATCACTGTTTAATCTCATTGCGTATAGTCCACACTCGCTATACTTTCCTTTCCTTCCAAGATAACACAGTTCTTTTTTTCCAGGAAGAAATCTTCCAAGATCTTTTAATGTAATTTTACTATGACAGAAAGTGTCAGCATCCATCCAAAACAACCAATCGCTGCCACACTCATTAGCACAGGAAAATATACTATAAACCTTGTGTGCAAATCTAATAGCATTCCATTTAAATCCTTTACCGCTATCTCTTCTTTTATTTCTTATCGGATCAGAACTAACATCACCATTTGCCTTAGGAACATTTTTCCATCTCTCCTTAAAGGCCACAAGTTCCGGACTTGCAGAATGAAGGTCCTTGATTATTAAATTAGGTGCCGATTCTTCCACCTGACAGTCTTCTGCATATACATACAATTTAATTTCTTCTGGCCAGTTTTCTAAAAAGGATTTAATCATCCTCTTTCCATATAAATCATATCCAGGCTTATGAAATGTTGTTACTACACTTATACTCATTGCACTTTCTTCCATACATGAAAATTTTTACTTTGTTCTACTGCTCTATATCCTATTCTATATAAATTTTCAGTATATCCCCTTGGGATAACTTCTTTTCCCTGAACAATAATATCAGGTTTAGCATTTGTTAAAAGTTGACCAATCTCGTCTAATACTTTTACCCTATCAAGATCCACAAAAACAATCGACGTGTTTGATAAAGATAATGTGGAACGAACATCTGTTCTATAAATTAAATTTTTTCTTTTATAGGACGGAATTTCTCCTCCACACACAAATACTGTTTTATATATATCAAATAAATCAGCAAGATGTCCAAACGCAGTTCCGAAAACTACGGCATCCAAGGGAGGTCTGGTCATTTTGGTAACTCTTTTTGTAAACTTGGTCATCTTTTTCAGTTAAATACTATGCGAATATTTATAGGAAACCAATGAAGTTCAAACTCTATCGTGAATACGGTGCACTCAATAGTCCACAAGTTTTTAATGCATTTGAATTAGGATTGAAAGCATTAGGACACGAAATAGTAAACAAAGACGAAGATGTATCGGTCATATGGTCAGTTCTCTGGCATGGCAGGATGGCGTCAAATCTAAATGTTTATCATGAGTGTAAACAAAAAAATAGACCTTTACTAATTATTGAAGTTGGTAATTTTAAAAGAAATATCACCTGGAGAATATGTCTCGATCATATTAACGGATTAGGAGAATTTGCTAACGATGAAAATCTTGATGCCGGCCGTCCTAAAAAATTAGGCATTGAACTAAAACCATTTAATGAAAAAAGAAAAAAAGCAATACTAATTGCAACACAGCATAACAAGAGTTTACAATGGGAGGGAATGCCGACCATGAGCAACTGGGTTTCAAATTTAATTGAGACAATTCAAAGAAAATGTGAATACCCCATCTACATCAGACCTCATCCTCGATGTCCTCTTCCTGGAATAGAACACGAATACAGAAATGTTTTTAGACAAACTCCTCAACACATTAGAGGAAGTTATGATGACTTTGATATTGATTATGATTATCATGTCGTAATAAATCATAACAGCGGACCCCCCATACATGCAGCAATTGCTGGAACTCCGGTCATTTGTGATAGTTCAAGTTTAGCACATCCAGTTTCTTGTACAATGGATGACATTAAAGATCCATATCTTCCTGATAGAGAAGATTGGCTTATAAAATTATCTCACGCCGAGTGGACATTAGAGGAAATTTCTAACGGAATTCCAGTAAAACGGTTAGAAAAAAGCATTCTAAAACAAATTAATTCTTGATTTGTTTTTCCAAACACTGTATAATGTAGTTATGGCAATTAGATACATAGAAGACATTTTTATAGATTTTGCTGATACCTTATCACAAAATGGTATTGGAATACAACCTCATGACAGGTCAGCAACCTATAGTTTCTATCAAAATATAAGAGACGGAAATCAAATTACGCAGAACCAAGCAAATTATATTCTTAAGTTGCTTGACAAGTACAAGAATGTCGTAGAACCTTATTTTAATTATAAGGACGATATTATAAATCCCATATGGAAAAAACCATTTAGAGTTTTAGATCTTTCTAAAAAAATATGGGTGGAAAATGACGATGGGTCTGTATGGGTATGTTTAAAATTTCCATACCAACTCAAGGAAACGTTTGAGGAAGAATTTAAGGATACGCTGTATGATAGAACTCACATATGGGATCAACAAAGAAGAATAAGAAAGTGTTCTCTTTATGAATGGAATTTGATAGCACTTTATGAATTTGCTAAGAAGCACGAATTTGAAATTGACGACACGTTTGTTGAAGCAATGTCCTTAGTAGAGGAAGTATGGAATAATCAAGAATCCTTTATTAAAAAATCCATGATTAAAAATTCTGAAGTTATTTTAAAAAATGCCACGGACGAATCTCTTGAATATTTTCAAACGCACAAAATTGGTAATATACAGAATGATTTGATGTTGGCTAAATCAATGGGGCATTGTTTTGACGGTCCTACAAATACCATTGTGGAAAAAATTTGTTCAAATGAAACAAATCATTTCTGGATTAAAAATCAAAAACAATTGCTTGAATTAGTTTATAGCGTGGAAGGAAAGACCTGTATAATTTTAGATAGAACGAGCAACGTTGAGGAATGGATTAAATCTTTATCGGAAGTTATTGAAAATGAAAATTACAATCCAAAAGATTTCAGAGTCTGTTTTAGAACTTCCAATAAAGACAATCCAGAATTTAACGATTGGGTTAGAGATAAAGGTTTTGGAGGAAAAATCGACACCGCAAAGGTATTAATATTTCAATTTAAACCAGCAAAGTGGTTGTTTAAATCGCAAAACTATGCTACAATAGTAGCAAGTAATAATTTATATCCGACAACTAATACAACGGTAAGAGCCATGTTTAAATCTCATCCTTGTGTTTTATATGTTGGAGACATACAACCGTCAATGAATAGGAAGGAAAATATTGTCGAACTGTAAACTTATAATAAAGGATGAAGTCAACATCAAATTTGAAGGGTTGGCTGTTGAGACACGAAGAAAGATCGTTAATAAATTAAAATACGATCTGCCTTATGCTCGACACATGCCAGCATTTAAACTTGGAAGATGGGACGGAACCGTAAGTTTCTTTGGTATTGGTGGCAATGGATTTCTTGCACACCTTGACATCATATTACCTATAGTTGAGAATGACGGTTATGATATTGAAGTTATTGATAACAGAAATAACGAACAATTTTCTTTTGATGAAATAACTGAAAACTATTGGGCAGATCAAAATAAAGTATGGCCAAAAGGACATCAACTTGAAGGCCAGCCTATCGTACTAAGAGATTATCAGTATGATGTTGTTAATCAGTTTTTAAAAAATCCACAATCTTTACAAGAAGTTGCGACAGGTGCTGGTAAAACAATTACCACAGCAACGTTAAGCCATTTATGCGAGCCGTATGGTCGAACTATGGTAATTGTTCCTAATAAGAGTCTTGTGGTACAAACCGAAGAAGACTATAAAAACTTAGGATTGGATGTTGGTGTATATTTTGGTGACCGCAAAGAATTAAATCATACACACACAATTTGTACTTGGCAAAGTCTTAATGTATTAGACAAAAAGAGTTATGATAGCGATAGTTTAACACTCGCAGAATTTACAGAAGGTGTAAGAGCTGTCATAATTGATGAAGTCCATCAAGCCAAAGCCGATGTTCTTAAAAAGTTACTAACAGTTAATTTTAGAAATGCGCCTATTAGATGGGGATTAACTGGAACCGTACCAAAGGAACAATGGGAATTCCAAGGCATACTTGCAGGAATAGGTCCGGTGATTAACAATGTATCCGCACACGATCTACAGGAAAAAGGAGTGCTGGCTAAACTTGACATACAAATACTACAAACAAAGGATATTGAAGAATTCCGTAACTATCAGGAAGAATATACTTGGTTAGTTACTGACGAGAAAAGATTAAGATACATCGGTGATCATGTAAAAGCGGTTGCTAAGAATGGTAACACGCTTGTCTTGGTCAATAGAATCGATACTGGCAAAAAACTATTAAAGAACGTACCGGAAGCAACATTTAT